GTACACACCTAGCCATTGATAAAGCAAACTCTTTTCTTGTCATATCTCCATAGTCAGATTGATTAGGTCTATCTTCATTCTCATATAAATTAAAGATCTCATCAACCCAAGACTCCTTAGCCCAGCTATTCAGAAACTTCTCAGCTTTCTTAGGACCTACCCTCCATAGACCGGGAATTCCATCAGTAGAATCTCCCATAATCCATTGCTTGAAGAAGAATTTATCTGCCTCTTCCTCTGTAATGAACACACTATCCTCCTCCTTATCAGGATTCCAGTGCCATCCGGGTACAGATCTCAAGTCCTTATCAATAGTTACGGAGATAGCAGCCCCCTTACTGGAGGCTAGTCCCATAAGATCATCGGCTTCCAACTTATCAATACACCTTGTATCAGCATTGTCATATAAAATCTCAATAGCATAGTCAAGACTATCTGGTTGGGCAGTTCCGTCTCTATGAGCCTTATATCGAGGCCAAATATCCCGTCTAAAGTTTTTACTTCGAGGACAAGATAAAGCAACGATTGTTTTTGTGACTCCTTCTGGAGTCCAGTTCTCTAAATCAACAGCCAGTCTGTCTTCTAAACAATCTATCCCCTCTACATCAGCCCAGAACGAGGCTTTGTAGGCAAGTATATCGCCATCAATAACAGCAAGTTTAGGTTTCTTCATTAAAATCTCCAAACAATCTATCTATTAAGTCATCAATAACAACATCAATATCAGGTAATCTATCTTCTCTACGAGCTTTACATAGCTCACATAGACATACTTTATCATGTATCTCAAGACCAAGCCACATCCTAATACGTCTTGATACTATAGATTCCAGATTTTCTTTTGTATTCTCATTAACAATAATAGTTGTAAATAAGTCTTGATAATCAGGATGACCCATATCTTTTGATATTGACAGCTGTTCGGATTCGTGGCTACGCCATGTTGCATTTGCCTCAGGTAACGACCTCTTTCCCGCAGTAATAAATATTTGGGATGCACCGAGTTTCCTAGTTCTGGATAATTCATTAAGATATCTACAATCATCTGAGATGATAACTCTTTCCCAATATTTTTTCTCATTTTCTAAATCCTTAAACTCAGATTGTTTTATTTTTTGTAGGTCTTTTGCCCAAGATTTAATCCAATGATTTATATCCTTATCTCTCATTGCCTTACCAATATTTTGACAGTACTCCCTATATTCTTCAGGAGAATCGTCTTTGTTAATTCCCTCAGATTCTGCTAGGTCTTTGATTGGCTTAGCAAACGGTAGAAACATTGGTATAAAACCAAGTCTAAACGCTTGCTCTGCTATTATCTTAGCCGTAGTTGTTTTTCCAACCCTAGCCTGACCACTTATAGTAATGATTTGCATTTCCACTTCTCCATAACACTTTGTTTTCTAGGACACCTTGTCTTAAGTGTTTTCCAAAGCTCTATAGGACTATAATTATCTTCTTTAGAATAGACTTCTGAATTTCTAAAGTAATTTAACCAACTAATGATTGGTTGTGTACAACAATTAGGAAGTTCTTGTTTCTTAAATCCTTTTGTTAACCAATATCTAGTCATTATCCAAGGATTCATATCATATGTTTCTATGTTTTCAAAGAGCATACTAGGGGGATTTACATCCCCAAAATATAAAATGTCTATGGGATTAGTAATCTTATTCATAGTTTCAAAAGAAACCCATCGACATCCTATTGTTATATCACAATGTAAAGCAAAGATATTTCTTAAATTATCTATACCTTTTTCACGAACAACTAAAGAAGCGTGATTAATTTTAGAGCCTGTTAGGATATTAACAACCTTTCCCCAAGGTGCTTTGAGTTCACTAAATAAAATATATATTTCAATCAATGTGTTTCGCTCCAATCTTTACCTATACGATATTCACCATCAAGCTGCATACATCCTAGTTTTTCTCCGGCTTCACGAATAGAATCTACAGCCCACTGACCTAGCTTGTCAGCCATGTCAGGATAGCATTCCATTTGCCACTCATCATGGACAGTTGCCATAAATTTAGCGGGATTGGTTCCCATTTTCTTTCGGAGTAAAACTTGTGCAAGCTTCATAACAATTGCACCGTCACCTTGAAGCTGAACATTGAGTGAACTATGCTCTGATCTACAAGGAACTTCTCTACCATCTAATAAAGTAATAGTACCCTTCTTGGCTACTTGAAACTTAACATCATCAATAACTTTCTTAATAGCAGGAATCTTAGCAAAGTAGGATTCCTTAAGTTTTCTTCCTACGTGTGATGATTGATTAACAATCTTACCAATCTTTGCATCACCCGCACCATATATTAATCCATAGAAGAAAGTTTTTGCGGTGTCTCTCGAAGGAAGACCCGCAGCTTTTTGATTTACAGAGTGTATATCATCATTAAGAAGAACATTTGCATATGCTCCATCATCATACTTCATCATGTGAGTCGCTAACATTCTAGCTTCAAGTCCAGAAGCATCAGCTCCTAGCATAACCCATCCTTTTCTAGGAACAAACAATCTTCTCGCTCGCTTGTCTCCACTTACCTGTTGAAGATTGGGTTGGCTTGCGGTCATCCGACCTGTGACTGTACCTTGTGGATTAATAGAACCATGAATCCTACCATCTCGGCTATGTTCCGATCTCTTAACCCAGTCAGATACCTGACCCATAAGTTTAGTGTTATTAAAATAATCTACAAGCATAGTAGCTTCAGGATATTTTAACTTCTTAAGTACTGATTCATCTACTTTAGGATTTCCCTTTTCAGTTTGAGGTGGTTTCCAATTATATTTCTCAGACAATCTTTCTGCAATTTGTTTTCTAGAGCCGGGATTAAAGATAGTTATTTTATCCTTTAATCTCTTACCAGTCTTTTCAGAATGTCGTTCTTCTACTTTGGTTGGAAAGATCTCTCTCATACTATCTTCAACTGAAGATTTCTCAATGAGTAAATCAAACTCCAATTGTTCAGCAGCTTCAAGATTAAAACCAATACCATTGATAGTTTGTTCGCTAATTATATCAGTTACATTATGCTCAAGCCAAACAGGCTTGGGATATTTATTAGCAAATTCTTGCTGAGCTTTATAAACTTTAACATTTACTTTAACATCTTGTATACAATAATCCATCATCTCTTGAGTAAACACATCCCATCCATGTTGATAGTTTAGTTTCTCAACTCCAACCTCTCGACCCCAACACTCCAAGGAGTTTCCTCCAAGTGGGTGATTAGATTTCTCTGGATACATCATACGACTTACAACCAGAGTATCAAAAGTAGGGGTATTAATGGGACCATAATAACGCTCAAGCATAGGTTTATCAAACATAATAATATTATGCCCAATAATAAGCTCAGCGTCACGTAATAACTGAATACCCTTAGAAATTTCATCGGGTCCATAAGTATATGTTTTATCTGTTTCAACATCTCTTGCAACGAGACACCAGACTTTAGTTCCAGAGGGTATCGCGTTCCCCTTCCTGTCTAGTATCAATTCGTTCAGTCCATTCGCTTCTATATCGAATACTAATTTCATTATCATCTCCTTCGTCCTGATCTTGAAGACTACTCCAATACTTATTATACCACACAACTTCTTTCCAGTCAATACTCATTCGTCATTTCCAAGCATAATCTGTCCAGTATCGTCAAGGGCAAAAACAATTTCACGAAGCCTACCTGTGCCTCTGTCATAGTATAGAGCAGAAGCAACACCAGCTCTACCAGTCAGTCTATTCTTTAGAACTCTAACTGTTGTAGTATTAGCAAGACGATCATCAGAATTCTGTCGATCTCGTTCCAATGCTATCACGGTATTGGGAACTGAACCTAAGGATCCAGAGCCTCGAAGATCTTGAAGAGTAATTCTATCTCCTTCTTCGTATGCTTTGTTGGTCTTCTTAAGTTGAGATACCACATCAATCCGTACTCCAGTACGGGAGACAAGGTTTCTCATTTCTTTCATAAGATTATCAATGACCATTCTTTCAGAGTCAAACTTGTCCTCTACCATAGCCAGACCAACAGCAGCTGCGGTAATATGATCGAGTATAATTACTTCAACTCCTAAAGATACTGCCATGTATTCCATACGAGCGAAGAGATTATTCAAACCACTGTGACCAAGGTGATCGTATATATACAGGTTGGTTTGATTAAGCCTTTCCTTTGCATCGTTATACATTTCATCAGTAAAGTCACTGACAATACTCATATCAATAGGAGGTTTTCCTAGTTTAATACGAAGATCATTCATAGTCTTTGCTGCCTTAAGCGCACGAACTGGTCTGTTGATCATGATAGAAATCATATCATCTAAGATCTCCTGCGGAGATTCTTCAAGCATAATAGCACCGACACTACGACCTTCTTCAAGATGGTGCATGACCATTTCTTTGAGGATTGTGGTCTTTCCGGATCCTGTTCCAGAACACCATAAAGTAATTTCACCTGATCGTTGACCGACAAGGAATTCAGTAAGCGTATCAAAAGGGAATCCATATACTTTAGGCTCCATATTTTCTAGGTTATTAACAATATCTTTAACATGTATTATTTCATCAGGCGCATACACTTGTGCTTGCCACAACGCATTGATAACTTCTTTGCCAGTATTCTTCATCAAGCATTCGTTGGCATCCTTATATGGTAGGGATGCAATGTGGCACTTGCCCGGAGGTAGAATC